CAGGTAATACATCGAATATAGATTTTAATTCAGGTGGTTCAAGCACATTAAGTGTGTTTTGTACAATGCCTGCAAGTAAGTCAGTTTTTTTAGATGCAACTGGAACGCCGGTAGGAGCGGCAAGTAACGGATTTGCTGTTGCAATGGCAATAGCTTTATAGGAGAAAAAATATGGCACAAGATTTTACTAGATACGCAGTTGAAGCAACTAATAGTGCTACTACTGTGTTCACAGCAAACTCTAATGATGCAGTTATTGGAATCAGAATCGCCAACAAAGTTTCTTCAGCAATTGCAATGGATGTTTTTGTAAGTGTCGGTGGCTCTACAACAAGATTTATTTGCAAAGATTTAAGTATTCCACCAAACAGCGCAGTAGAGCTTGTTTCAGGTGGTGCTAAATTTGTAATGCAGAGTACTGATGTATTAAAAGTAGAATCAGATACTGCATCTAGTGCTGATGTATATGTTAGCGTTGTTGATGCAATAAGTGCGTAGGAGGATAAATGGATAGTTTATATGATACAATATACATAGGTAATAAACCTGGGTCAGAAAATATTTATACCCATGCTCAAGTTATAGATCAAAAAGGTATGATTATTGAGTCTGCAGTATTAGCAGGTCCTGTTACCTTTACACAAACAATAACAGTAACAGGGACATTGGTAATAATATAATGAGTAAAATAGAAGTAAATACAGTTGCACCACAATGCGGAACTACCTTAACACTAGGTGAATCTGGTGACACTGTAGTATTGGGGACAGGTGCATCGCAAACAGGTTTTGGTAGAACAGGAACAGTAGACTGGCAGACAGGGAGTATTAAAACATCAACATTTACTGCAGTAAATGGTCAAGGATTTTTTGCTAACACATCAGGCAGTGCATTTACAATGAACTTACCAGCAGGAACAGCAGGTAATATTGTATCTGTTGTAGATTATACAAATACATTTCAAACAAATAATTTAACTATTACACCAAACGGATCACAAAAAATTGGTGGAATAGCTGCTAGTTTTATAGCAAGCACAGAAGGTCAATCTTTAACTTTCGTTTATGTAGATGACACAGAGGGTTGGAAAAACGTTCAAGATTCAACTTCTAATGCAACAGGAAACCCCTTTTTAATTGCTACAGGTGGAACAGAAACAACATCTGGTAATTGCAAAATTCATACGTTTACAGGACCTGGAACTTTCACAGTTTCTACAGCGGCTCTTTGTGCAGCTAATAATGTAGTTTCATATTTGGTTGTAGGTGGTGGTGGAGCTGGAGGAACAGATTATGGTGGAGGTGGAGGGGCCGGTGGTTTTAGAGAAGCTAAATCTCCAGTGACACCTTACACTGCAAGCCCTTTAGATGGTTATCCATCTGCTCCAAATAGAATTACAGTAACAGCAACAGCCTTTCCGATAACAGTTGGTGCAGGTGGATCACCTGTTACAGGAACAGGATCTGGAGGAGCAGTTAACTCTAATCCTGGTAACGTTTCAACTTTTTCAACAATATCATCGGCTGGTGGTGGTAGAGGTGGCAGTTCAGTTCCAAGTCATCCTAATCCCGTTGGAGAAGGAGGACCTGGTGGCTCTGGAGGTGGTGGATCTTGGGACTCTCCAGGCGGTGGAACATCATTTACAGGTGGAACAGGAAATACACCACCAGTAAGTCCGGCTCAAGGAACCAATGGTGGTAGAGGTAAACACGTTGGACCTAGTTTTAACTCTCAAGGAGGAGGTGGTGGTGCAACTGCAGTAGGTCAAGATGCAAACCCTGGTGTTGGTGGTGGAACAGGCGGTGCTGGAGCAACAACTTCTATTACTGGAACTCCTACAGCTTACGCTGGCGGTGGAGGTGGAACTTCTGCTCCCGGTGCAGGAGGAACAGGTGGTGGAGGAACAGGAAATCCTATTTCGGCACCAGCACCAACAAAAAATGGAACAGACAACACTGGCGGCGGCGGTGGTGGACAAGGTTATTCAACAGCTTCAGGAGCTGGAGGATCAGGAGTGGTAATAATAAGGTATAAAATTCAATAATTATGACAAGTACAATTAAAGTAAATACAATAACAACAGAATCAGGATCTACATTAACTGTAGGTGGATGCGGAAAAACTGTTGCTTTAGCATCAGGTGCATCGCAAACAGGATTTGGTAGAGAGGGATCCGTTAATTGGCAAACATCAATTAAAACAGCAACATTCACTGCAGCAAATGGTGAAGGCTATTTTATAGATACAAGTAGTGGAGTAGTAACAGTTAATCTTCCATCAGCTTCTGTAGGAAACATAGTTGCTATAAAAGATTATTCAGGTACTTTTCAAACAAATAATTTAACAATATCACCAAATGGATCTGATAAAATTGATGGTGTAAATGGTAATTCAATAATATCAACAGAAAATGCGTCTATAGTTTTAGTTTTTGCAGATTCAACAAGAGGTTGGTTAAATGTAAATGATTCTACAAACGTAGAAGGAGAAGCATATATTACAGCTACAGGTGGTACAATTACAACAGTTTGTACAAATTTTAAAGTCCATACATTTACTGGACCAGGAACATTTCAAGTTACTGGTGGTAGTGGTTCATTAGCTAAAGTAGATTATTTAGTAATTGCTGGTGGGGGAAGTGGAGGAATGAGAGGTGGTGGTGGTGGAGCTGGTGGTTATAGAGAATCATCTGGAGCAGATTCAGGTTGTTATTCAAGATCACCATTAGGAGCTTGTGTTTCATCTTTACCAGTTTCAATTCAAAGTTATTCGATTGCAGTAGGTGGAGGCGGTGCAGCAGTGGGACCCTCTCCAAATGCTCCTGGTAATGCAGGAGCAGTTTCAACTTTTTCAACAATCACGTCTGCAGGTGGTGGTTTTGGAGGTGGTTATGGAACTCCTCAATCAGGTGGTCCAGGTGGTTCTGGTGGGGGAGCACCCGGTAATGATAATGGTAATCCAGCAACACCAGCGGTACCAATAACGTCTAAAGGAACAGGAAATACACCTCCTGTATCTCCTCCGCAAGGTAATGATGGAGGACTTGGAATGAATGGGTGGTATTACTCTGGTGGAGGAGGTGGTGGAGCAACTTCAGCTGGTGGAAATGGAGGTGGTGGACCTGCTCAACCTAGTTCGGTAGGTGGACCAGGTGGAAATGGAGCAACTTCTTCAATTAATGCAACACCAACAACAAGAGGTGGAGGTGGTGGAGCAGCCGCTATTCAAACAGCAGGAACTGGTGGACCAGGTGGTGGTGGAGCAGGTTCAACTCCACCAGGAAATGGAACTGCAGGAACAGCTAATACTGGTGGTGGTGGAGGTGGAACACAATCTTCTCCAAACACTTCAGGTGCTGGAGGTTCAGGAATTGTAATAATAAGGTATAGGTTTCAATAGGTAAATTATGAGTGAAATAAAAGTAAATAAAATTAGTCCAAGAACAAATTGTGGAACAGTAACATTAGGAGATAGTGGAGACACTATTACAATTCCTAGTGGCGCAACAATAACAAATGCTGGAACAGCAAATGGTTTTGGAGCAACAGGTGCTGTTAACTGGCAAACAACAAAAAAAACAGCTAACTTTACTGCATCATCAGGCGAAGGATATTTTTGTGACACAGCGGCAGTAGGATCTTTTACTTTAACACTGCCTTCTTCTCCAAGCGCAGGAGATATTGTAGGTCTTAAAGATTATAATGGAAATTTTGCAACAGCTAATTTAATTATTGGTAGAGGTGGTTCTAATTTAGATGGAAATGCTGGTGATAAAACATTAAGCACAGATAATTTAAGTTTAACTTTAGTTTATGTAGATGCAACACAAGGTTGGGTGCCTATTGAAGAGGGAACAGGTTTTATTGGTCAAGTTCCAGCGTATATAACTGCAACAGGTGGAACAATAACAACAGTTTGTACAAATTTTAAAGTTCACACATTTACAGGCCCTGGAACTTTTTGTGTTTCTTGTGCAGGAAATAGTGGAGGATCAAATACAGTTTCTTATGTGGTAGTTGCTGGTGGTGGTGGCGGTGGAAAAAGTAGTAATGGTGGTTCTAGATATGGTGGTGGCGGAGGAGGTGCAGGTGGTTATAGAGAAAGTAAAGCATCGTCTGATTGTTATACAGCCCCTTGTGTTGCAGCTAGTGGGGGACTTCCAGTAGCAGTTTCGGGTTATCCTATTACTGTGGGTGGCGGTGGCCCTACAGGACCTGGATCAGGTGGTATTCCTGGAGGTAAAGGTTCAAATTCAGTATTCACAGGCACTTCAACAATTACTGCTGCAGGTGGTGGTGGAGGTACTTCAGATGAAGGAAATTGCAATGCAACTTGTAAAAATGGTGGTAGTGGCGGAGGTGGATCAGCACTCTCCGGAGCAAACCCAGCGGGTAATCCTGGAGGGACTGGAAACACTCCATCGACAAGCCCTGCTCAAGGAACACCAGGCTTTGCAGGTTCACCTAGCACAGGAGGTGCAGGTGGCGGAGGAGGTGCAGGTGGCCCTTCTTGTGCAACTCCATTTTCTTTAACTGGAAAAGATGGTTCAACAAGTTCAATTAATGGAACACCAACAGCAAGAGCTGGCGGAGGAGGTGGAGGATCACCTTCTGCAAACACACCAGGTGGACCTGGAGGTGGAGGTAGTTCAGGAATACCAGCAAGTGCGGGTACAGCTAATACTGGTGGTGGTGGCGGTGGATCTAATCATCAACCCCCATCTAGTCAACCAGGCGCAGCTGGTGGCAGTGGAATTGTTATAATAAGATATAGATTTCAAAATTAATATGTATTTACTAACTTTTAAAACTAATATATAAGGAGAAACATTATGGCACATTTTGCAAAACTAGGAGCGAACGGAAAAGTTATTCAAGTGTTAACTATGGATAATGATAAGATGTTAAACGCTGATGGTGTTGAAGATGAATCAGTAGGTCAACAGTGGTTAGAAACACACAACAACTGGCCTGCACAGATGTGGATTCAAACATCTTACAATACAGTAAGTAATACACATAACTCTGGTGATAACTCAAAAGCATTCAGAGGAAATTACGCAGGTATAGGTTATGAATGGGACGAAGATAATCAAATCTTTTGGCCTAAAAAACCTTATGCTTCTTGGGTAAAAAATACTACAACTGCTGGTTGGCAATCACCAATTGGTGATGCTCCTGCATTAACAGCAGAACAAGAATCACAAAATGAAGCTGATACTCACAGATGGGATTATATCTGGAATGAAGCTAATCAATCTTGGGACTTGACAGACAAAAACGCATAAATTAAAAAGGTATGTGGTATGCAAAAGAAAGTATTATCTGAAATAGCTTTATATTATGGCGATGTAGCAATGCCTAAAGGTTGGGACATTGATCGAGATAAGTTACAACAAGATATATTAAACTCACAAATTACCGATTCACCTTTTCCATTTTCACGAACATTCGATATGTTAAATACTTATATAAGAGATCATATAAATTTAGAGTATGGATTTAATTTAATTAACAAAGAAACGTGGGGCAATATGTATAAGCCTCAAGAGATTACAATTCCGTTATTAAATATAGATCCTGTTGATTTACGTAATTCACCAGATTATACATTTTTATATGGTGTAAAAGTTAAAAATTGTATGGTTCGAATACATTATGAAGACAATAGACGTAAAGGAAGAAGTTGGGATATACCATTAGAAAATAATATGTTTATTATGTTTCCATCAACTTGTATGTATGATTTAACAAACAATCAAAAAGATAGTTTAAATTTTGTACAAACAATAACTTATGAATATATCTAATTACTATTATTATTTTACCGGTGTGTTAACACCTAAATTTTGTGATGAAGTAATACGATATGCTAATGCACAAAAAGAAGTTATGGCTAGGACTGGTGGGTATGGAGATGGAAAACTAAAAGAAGATGAAGTAAAAAATATGCAGCGTAAAAGAAAATCAGATTTAGTATGGCTAAACGATACTTGGATATATAAAGAATTACATCCATATGTTCACCAAGCTAATAAAGCAGCCGGTTGGAACTACGATTGGGAAAGATCAGAGTCTTGTCAGTTTACAAAATATAAATTAAATCAATACTACGATTGGCATTGTGATAGTTGGGATAAACCTTATGACAAAGAAGGACCAGAAAAAGGTATGATTAGAAAATTATCTATGACCTGTCAATTAACAGATGGGTCAGAATACCAAGGTGGTGAATTAGAATTTGATTTTAGAAACTATGATCCACATATGAGAGACGAATCAAAACATAGAGTACAATGTAAAGAAATATTACCAAAAGGATCCATC